CGAGTGCGATACACTTCGCATTCAAAGTCAGGGTGTTGGCTAGTCACGATCTCAAATAACGGTGCGATGTGCGGGATCGTGCTGGGAACGAGCCGACTCGCCAAATAGAAAGTCATGTGATTTCTCGGAACTTGATTCGAAGGCAATCCAAGGGAACGATGGACTAACCCGCGAAAGGTATTACGAGCGCGCGAAGCAGGTTCATCAACATAAACACGTGACGGTACAGGAGGCCGACGATAAGCGCCGGTCGGTGGAGCACGCCGCTCAAAGATGACGTTGGCACGCGGATACGTAAGACGGACCACAAATGCAGCACCTTGATTCTCAGACGCGAAAGCGATAGCGGGATGAACGAAGCGACCACCGGATGCACTTGCACTGGCTGGACTCTGTTGCAGAGTCTGAGCGTCAGTGTTTTCATGGGATGCATCGTCATTGACTGGATCTGACTGTGAGATCTGAGTATCAACGAAATCTGGCCTACGCGTATCGAGCAAACTACCTGAGTACGCAGCAGGAGCCCGACACATGGGGCACGGCGAATTATCGGCAAACAAATTGCTCACGCAATCGAAGCAAAAGAAATGGTTTGCGCAAGTGGGCAGATAGCGCGATACAGATTCCAAGCAAATGCCGCAATTAAAATCAACCGTTGAAACAACGGCAACAAGAGGTGCAGGGACGAACCTAATCCTAGCCTCGCGGAAACGCGAATAATCACCAGTGGCAATATCAGCTGCTATTTCATTGTCACGCATGGCAATAGCTGCGCCATAAGGGTCAATGTCATCTTCGTCACGATCAAATAAACCAACGCCTCGATTCAACCCAAGGTAGTACTCGCGTGAATCACGCGCTTGCCACCAAGTGACATTAGTAATCGTCCAATCAGGTGCGCCGTGATGGGCGCTGCCACGCAAGTCGCAAGAGAGGCAACGGTAATTATCGTAGGTGGCTCGACGAATAATTGAAAAGCAACCGCGGCAACGAAGAATTGGCGTGCAAAGGCAATCAGATGGGCCAGAAGGTACAAACCAGTTGATCTGTCGGAATCTATCAGCTGTCATTGGAGGAATCTGTGGTATCGCACGCCTGTCGAAACAATGCCTGACACAAGGGATGAAATGGTAGAGACCATGGATAATAGAAATTCGATTGGCAGCATATCTGGCACGACCAAGATCGAAGGTGCAGATGCACGTGCAATTGTTCGGTCTAGGGTGTTGATGTGAGCAAGGGTGTGCTGGTACACTGGTAGGAGGATCATGATGTGCCGGGCGCAATGGCACGCTTTCACGAAGCCAAGGCACATAATTGCCGAGGCGATCGGCTTGCATGTGAGTATCACTCAGAGATTGATATGAAATGCGTGAAGATCAGAATAGGGCTTTAGGATGCTGCAATATATTCTCCGGACGAATCGGG